CATCTATGATCGCCGGGTAGTAATCATCTCCCAGATACCGTTTATTCTTCAGAATACGTCCGATACTGGAGTGATACCCGGTAAGTCCGGCCCTCTTTGCAGCCTCATTTAAGGCAACGCCGTTATTATAGGCTTCAAACAAGGACCTGACCTTTGTAGCACCAGCCTCGTCGATTTTTGCTTCACCATTTTCAATTCGGTAGCCTAATAACACTTGTCTCATTTTCTCACCAGCCTTTCCTTTATTTTCAGACCGCACTTTAATCGAAATTCTATTTCATTTCTGGATAGGACCCGGATCTCATTCACATAATCCAGAAAAATCGAATCCTCGAACGTTACCAGTTCGTCGGCTTTTTCAGCAAATCGAAGAAGCTGTTGTGCTTCCTTTACGTGAGCCAGCGATCCATGAATGCGTTCTGCAATAGCCGATTTTTCACTTTGTATGAAATCGTATTCTGTCTGAATCTCATTTCGGATTCTGGTAATGAGCGCCGTATCCAGATAACCGCTGGTCATCAGGTTAGCCAGCACTTTCTCTTGTTCCTTGTTTTTTTCCAAGCGCTGATCAAGCTCCTGTACACGTTGAATGTTTGCTTTTCCGTTGGCCCCACGCAATTCCTCTACAAAGGGCTTCAACAGTTGCTTCTGTGAAAAAATCAGCTTATTAATCATGGTAACAAACGCTTCTTCAATCTCGCTTTGCTCAATATACATCATCCCGCATGCCTTCTTATCCGCAAGATGTTTACTGCAGGACCAGGCGATATAATTGCCGGATGGCTTATAATGCTGCCTCCGTTTAAAGGTTGAACCACAGTTTCCACACTTAATCTTTCCAGAAAAAGCATATCGTTTCTGATACTTCCCTGCTTCTCCGGTATTGCTTTTCTCCCTACCACGCTGGGCAAGGACCTGGGCGGTACGTTCAAAGTCCTCATGACTTATGATTGCCTCGTGATGGTTTTGTGCTAGAAACTGGTCGCACTCACCGTTATTAATGTGCCGGTTGAAATTGCTGTCCGTATAGGTCTTCTGAAAAATGACATCACCGGTGTACTTCTCGTTCGTCAAGATTCCCTTCACAGTTGATGCGGTCCATTGGCCGTTTTTCCTTGTCCGTTCTCCTCTTGCATTCAGTTTCTTCGCAATCAAGTAAGTCCCAATTCCGGAGAGGGACGCCGCATAAATTTCTTTTACGATCTCTGCCTCTTCCGGGACAATAACCATCTTCCCGTCAATGTTTCTGTAACCGTAAGGTGGAAATCCAATCACGAAATTCCCATTTAGGAATCTCTGTTTTACACTCCATTTTTCATTTTCAGAAATGGAAACTGATTCACTTTCAGCCAAGCCGCTAAGGATCGTCAACATCAACTCGCTTTCCATGCTACCGGTGTTCAAATCTTCCTTCTCGAAGTAAATAAAAATTCCAAGTCCTAAGAGCTTCCGAACAATTTCCAGACAATCCGTCGTGTTTCGGGCCAGTCTTGAAATCGACTTGGTAATCACCAGGTCAATCTTTTTAGCCTCACAAGCCGCAAGCATCTTAAGAAGACCGTCTCGCTTTTCTTTCTTCGTACCCGTGATACCCTCATCGTAATAGAGCCCTGCATACTCCCATTCATGATTCTTTTTGATGTAGGATTCGTAATGGTCCTTTTGCGCAGCAAGACTGACAAGCTGTTCTTCACTGTTCGTAGACACTCTTGCGTAAGCAGCAACGCGGATTTTCTTTTTAAGCTCCTGCGGCTGCCCGCCATCGATTTTTGTTATCCTTGGCATCAACTCACCTCCTTTCCAAGGTAGTGACATATTCGCTCTAAACAAGACACATATCCAGTCATTTATGGCAATAACTCTGCCATATACGGAGAAAATTTCTCACGATTTTTCGCAGAGATTTTGTCAAATTCACTTTGTGTAATCAGACTGCCATCCAAGAGTGCCTGCGTCATTTTTTGCGCCATCATATAGTCAAAGTCCTTCTGCATTGCTTCCTTTGTCATATGTCGTGGCTCAACTGTCGGCAGGGAAGTGGAAGTCACTTCTTTTACGTTACTTGCAAGAACCGTATCATTGTTTGTCATAAGAACCTCCTTACATGGAAATGTTTTCTCTAACTTTCTAAGGAGGTTCCGCTGACCTTTTTCCGGCTACGACCAGAACATTTTATAAAAAGGCAAAAAAATAAAGCCTCCCAGGATCAATCCCAGGAGGCCATTTCTCATTTCAGCAACTCCTTTACTTTCTTTTGTACTTTTTCCGCATCGTAGCCTTCCGCCCTAAGGCGTCGCATACGTTCAGATCCATTACCCCAGCCTCCGTGAATCACTTCACGTGCTAGGGTGTCAATACTTTTTGACGGAGCCTTTAAAAGTTCATTGACCCTTTCCTGAACTGTTGCGTATTCATATCCTGCTTCCATAAGTCGGTTTTTTCGATCATCTCCGTTGCCCCAGTTCCCAGCGATCACTTCCTGCGCCAGCTCATCAACGGTTTTCGAAGCGACAGGAGTAGGAGTATCGTCAGTTGATTTTGAGTATCCGTTGAAACCGCCGCCAGCGATGACCGCTGAGAAGTCCTGATAAGACCAGTCCATATCTACGCGGCCATTGATGCCGGGAACGGAGCCAGTGGAACTGTGCTGCCAGATTCCGCAGGAGCCTTCATAACAGCAGGCATCGGCCCACTGGGCGCACCAGTAGCAGTAACGTTTGCGGACAGCATCCGTCACAACAAATCCCGCGAAGGATGCCGAAGTATAAAAACCGGAAAAGTATCCGGCAGCCTCCAGCCTGTCGCAGAAGGTCTTGATCAGACCAGAGCAGAAATCAGTCCCGGCTTCGATCTGTTTCTTTTCCTCCATATCGAGGAAAACTGGATAGTCAAATTGCTTCCCGGTAAGGACAGACAGAAACATTTCAGCTTCCTGCTCGGCCTCAGAAAAGCTGTCTGCATAGCTGTACCAGTAAGCGCCAATGTGTAAACCGGCAGCTTTTGCATTCCTGTAATTTTCTTCAAAGTACTTGTCTTTTGAGCTTGTACCATAGCCCGCGCGGATGATCACAAAATCCACTCCGCTGTTCCTGACAGCGTTAAAATCAATCGCGCCCTGCCATACCGATACATCAATTCCTTTTGTAGCCATGTTATTTTTCCTCCTTATCATCCGTGCCTTTTTCATCACGGTTATGCAGCTGCTCCAGTACTTCCTTCATCTTTTCCGGAATCGGAAGTCCAAGGTGGGCAGCATTTTCAATCAAGGACAGGCCTTCATTTGAGATGTAAAAGAAGATTACCGACGTTCGCAGGACACCAACCTGTCCGAGCACATTGATGTCGATGACATTTGCGATGCCGACCAGAATGAAGATTAGCACCTTGCGGCAAATGCCGCGAAAGCCGACCGCTGAAGAGAGCTTTTTGTCGCTGATCGCACCCATGACACCGGTAATATAGTCACAGACGACGAAAATCAGCAGCGCGTAAAGCATTCCGTCGCAACCGCCAAGAAAGTAGCCAAGCCAGCCTCCGACAGCAGCAAAAATTAGTTGTAACGAGTTCCAGAATTCTTTCATGAGAAATTCCTCCTTTGATTTTTTGCATGAAAAAGGCGGCCTCCCATAGGAAGTCGCCATATATGAAAAACCATTTTTATGGCCTTTCGTCTTTTATATTTGTTATCTTTGTCATGTAAAACACTTGTCTAAGTGTTCTTGGGAATAAGATATTCGGATTATTTATGATAAGATACAACCACGATGAAGATACTACGCTTTCCCATACATGAAATTCCCAAGGAAGCATTCCGTAAGTAGCTGTGGTATAAATCACTCCGCCCGTACTGGAAGAAATGTTTTGAATCCTAATACATTCATCCACATATTTCTGAGCTTCTTCTTTATTTCCGAGGATAAGGGCAAGTAATGAATAACCAAGTGTTCCTTCCGTCCACACAATATCAGGTGCCCCCGCGTAAGCCGATGTTTTATCGCTGTATGGTTTGAATCCAGAAAATGTTTCATTGCTTGAATAAGCAGTGTTGTAATAATCCTTTTCAGAGCTGGTTATAATACTTTTACCTTGCGTCAGATATACATTCTTTGCTGTATTAAAGCAGGATTTCACTGCATCAGAGCAGACAATAGAAAATGCCAAGCTTCCGGCCCATGTTGTACAATCAAGGGCCCATGCTTGATCTGGTTTTCCACTGTTTATTCCCTGGTAGAATCTTCCATTTTCTTTATCAAAACATTTTACATATAGCTGATCTCTTACCAGTTCTGCCGCCTGTTTATATTTCTTATCTTTAAGAACAAGAGCACAACCTTCCAAGCCTTGCAGCGCTGAGCACTGATGCTCCGTGGAACACCATTCAATTTCCACACCAGAATAGGAATAGTCCTCCATATTATAGGCGCCATATCCTCCAGCCATCAACCCATATCTTGGATCATTTGTATTTGTGACCTGTCTACTTATGAGAAAATCACCAGCCTTTTTTATCATCTCGGCGAATGACCGGTCACCACTTTCCAGCGTATAGTAACAGGCTCCCCATATAAGCCAGCCCAAGGCTCCTGTTCTTACATATCCATCAAACAGCTGTCCAATATAGATATCATAAGAAAAGTTGAAGCTGCCATCGCTGTTCTGTTCATAGTTCATCCTG